ATCGCCACTCACCATTTCGGGAAACAGTAAACCGCTCTTTTCAATTTGCTTTTGCTTATAAGATTTGACCTCGCTCTGACGAACTCTCGCCTCAGCCTGTTGAGACACTGTCTCTAACTGCTTCTTCAATAGATCATTCTGTTCTGCAAGCAACTCGATCTGCTTGTTTACTTTTTCAATGTCGCTCATATTTGAGTCCTGTAGTGTAGAAAGTTGTTCTTTCGCTAGTTTTAAATCCTCTAGCACCTTATCTCGCTCGGCTTGAACTGACTCGGCTTGGGCTTTACTTTTCTCAATGGATTTATAAAGCTTATCCTTTTCCTCACGCCTTACCTTATTGAGCATTTCATCAAGTTGCGCCTTAGTGAAAACTTCCTCAGTTGTTTTCGGTGCTTCTTTGCTCTCGGTAGTTTGGGTAGATTGTGTACTCGCTTGACTTTCTTCTATGTTCGCTGGCTTGGTATCTGTCATGTCACTCATTTGTCTATATGCCCTTATTGTTAGTAGCTAGGTGCGATTGGAGTTAATTAACGTAAGATGTCAACTTTTGGTGCTCTACGAGCATGTTGACCAGGAGCGTTTTCCATCATAACTTGGCGACCATCTTGGACTTTAGCCTTGTTAGGTTGGTTACGCATATCGAAGTATTGGCTCATTCCACGATCTTTAGTGGTTGCGTCTTGGCCAGGTCGATTCTTTGGTTGTGCATTGTGGGTTTTGTACATTGGCATGATTAATCTCCAATCAATGTATTTGAAAAATAAAGTTATCCAATAGGGATTATCTATTATATCATACAGATTATCAAACTAAAATCAGACAACTAGTGGTTCTAAGCTACACATACAATTAGGGTGTGGCAAGTCGGGGACACTAGAATCTGTGTACAAACCACTTAATGAGCCAGTGAAGTCAGCAGGTAAGATAGCCGATACATCTGCACCTGTACTTACGGATAAGACCTCACATATCTCAGTCCCACCATAGTCCTTGTGGCTTGCGCTAAGTCTCCAATAGAACAGGTTTATCCCAATAGATCTCATGACCTCAATAGTAGCTGATTGCATAGCTCTGTTTTGCTCTGTCCTGTTTAGCCTAGAGATAGACTTAGACACACAAGACTTATTTGAGCCTTTGGGGTCTACTAAAGCTTTCTTAAGGCTTGGTCTTTTCTCTATTCGCTTTAGTAACCCTAAGTCAATAAGTTTGGTTAACTCTGCTTCCATCTTAGCCCCAACCCCACCTAACCTCTGAGCTGTATTCATACCACTCTTGCCTGTAGGTTGGTTATAGATCTGCAAAGCCTTGCGCCTAGCAATCTGATTAATAGTAGCCATAGGTAATCGATCCCGATCAGATAAAGATCTCCTTACACCAATAAGGTAGGTCTTCACAGAACCCTCAAGGTTCTCCAAGATCTGATCTCTTGCACCTCTTACAGTACCTCTTACTACTTGCTCCAACTCTCTAGCTAAAGCAGTCTTATCAGGTGGCCTCAACTCCCCTGTTGTTCTGTTACGCTTACTATCATATCTAGCAAAGACAGCATCTGCTCTCTTAATGCCATCTAGCATCAAAGTCCTTACCTTGCCATCTTGAGTAGGTAACCTGTTCAAGATACGCCTTTTAGCATCTGCTATCTCATAGTTGCGCTCACCTTTCTTCACTGAAGCAGGTTGAGCTTGGACAGTCATAGTACCACCACTGGCTGTCCTTACTGTATGCGTACTTGACAGTAAGCCCTTGCCCTTAATAGGTTGAGCTTTGAACTTCTTCCTAGCCATTCATTGCTTCCGTTGTCTTTGCATTAGAGATTGATTCACCAACTGAATCAGGGTTAGGTCTTCTTGGGTTAGGGTTACCGCTTCGCTGCTTTGGTGGCTCTAAGGATTCAAGCTTAGGCATTTCCACCTCTGGTGCTTCTGCTTCTTCCATGAACTTCTGCCCAATAGAGAACTCCAACTCTGCAAGTTCTTCTCTCTCTTCCTCGATGTCCTCTTTGATCTTTTCAATCTCACGCTGCGACATGCCCATTTTTTGCATTTCGAATCGCTTAGATGATAAGCCAAGATCGAGTCTCTTAGTAGCTCGGTCAAGCTCAATGCTTTCATCCCTGGGCAGAGGACTTGGGAATATAATCTCATTGCGATACTTATTGCTTTCATTAAGTAAATCGAACGCTCTACCAAAGTCATTATTAGCCAGTGCTGTAATCTTCATAATCAAGCGATTGATTAACCTCAAGCCAGCACCATAAGTCTGTACCTTAACTTGCCTTGCCTCTAGCATTGGCATATATCTCATTGATACCGATGCCCCTGTTTCTCGGTTGTTTATGTTACTAGTCAATGCAATCTCTGGTACACCACCAATCTCATGCATAGCTTTTTTGATCCTATCCAAGTAGTCCATGCTTGGGCTTAGCTCTCCGTTCAAACTTAGGTTCTCTACCTCTGCATTCTCAGGTAAGCCCCACATACGATTAGCACCACGCTCTAACTGAGTGAGCTTAGCACCCTTAACAATAGTCACAGGTGAACCATGATAATTAATAACATCACTTATATCAGTGGCTTTCTCATTGTACTCACGTTGTAAGGAGATTACATCGCTAAGGTCAGAACGGCCATAGAACTCTCCAGCTATTGGGTAGTTCGGGATATGTACAATTGGTATCTCCCCTAGTGGGTTCTTCTTCTCACGCTCCCCGCCATTCGGTGAATACTCAATCACCTTGTTAGCATACCAACGCTCTCCATACCACTCTACATTATGAGAGGGTATATCACCGAAGCGATTAGTCGATGAAGCGTCACCATTCTTAAACCTTGGGAATAGCACCAACACAGAGTTGACCTTTTTACGATCTACACCATGTGGACCACCAAATGATGGGAATACATACTGACTAGGTAATACATCTACTCTAGCGTAAGGACTCTCGATGGGATCACTGTCTTCCCAAGATACTCTAACAAATACATCACCTGTGATTGCGCCCATTTGCGCCATTTCAAAGGCTACTAACTCTTTGCGATTCTTCTCCCAGGTATTCTCAAGCATAAGACGAACAAACTCTCTATCCTCATCTTCTTTGCTTGCTGTGGCAGGGTCATCAGGAATCGTTACTGTAAAACCATTCTTCATTAGAAAGTTTACACTAGCATCTACAAACCTGCGGCAATAATTCATTGTCACAAAAGGTTCATTTACGTCCCTAGTATGATCCCAATGCTTACCCCTATAGAATCTCATAAACTCTCTATAGCGTCTAAGACGTTCTGAGTGCTCTAGTTCTGTCGAGGTGACTAACTGATACACGTTTGAATCTGAACTACCATAAGGAGTTCCAGCAATAATTCCTCTGCTAATGAGTGCCATATTTCACCTCAATCCCACTTTCTATGAACAATAGTCTCTCTGTCCTTGCGTATGCCTGTACGAGCTTTTGGTGCGCTCATTTTAATCTGTATTGAAGATTTTAGCCACTCTCCTACACACTTTGGAGTTTGGTCAAGTAAATCACCCTTAGAGATTGCCTTTTTTACTAGTCGTTCACTCAGTCCGCTTAGCTCACTTATTTGCTCAATTGTCAATAGATTACCATCCATCAAACTTTCTCCTTGATCGACCACCCCTAATTTGGGCTGAGTAACGTCTTCGTGTATCTCCTACTGCATTACCCATGAATGGGTTATCCGCTGTCTCAGCAGAGATCATTTTTCGGTTTACTAAATAACATAAAAGCATCAAAGAGTCGCTATAGTCATCATGGCCATCAGAGCCTGTTTTCTTCTTGCCACTGGTAGGAGCATGAACATCCATGTATTTACCTCTCCAGTCCTTTTGGAGATCATACATTTCCCTCACAAACTTTTGCCAACGCTTGTACCCCCTGGAGTGATCGCTTCCTGGATAGGTCAGTCTTCTAGTCTTGATCTCTTGGTACAGAATTGTATAACCCTCATGCTTAGTCCTTTGACTAAAAACAAAGGGCTTAACATCAACACCATGATCATATAAGTCAGCTTTCAAGCGATCAAAAATAGGGTCACCTCGACCTGTAGCATCGACTATAATTGAACCTATCTTGTAATTCCCTAAGAATTGCAAGATCTGTGGGTATTGTGTCTCATGGTCATCGCCTTGTATCTCTAACCAATTCACAATGTGAGTATGGTATCTATCCTCACCTGCAAACATGATGGGGTTCTCCCACCATACCTTAGCCACTGTCACAACAGTTGAGTCATTGCTGCGCCCAATGTCTATAGAGGCCACCATATTCTCAGTCATATTATCGTTGTAGTAATGACTCTCATTCCTCTTGAAGTGAATATATTTGCCCTTTTTCTTTATTCTAAGCTTGTCAGTCTTTTTAATTGCGCAAGCATCGAAGATCTCAGGAGCAATAAAGTGACCTCTCTCTAACATCCAGTGGAGTCTGTAGCTCATTCGGAACTCATCAGACTCATACCCTAGACGCTCGATCTCTTTTTCTATGTAAGCCCCATATCTTGGGTTATATCTTGCTGGGTGTTCATAGTCATACTGAAAGTGGTTAGGTAGCTCATTCCTACCAAGTGTTGCTGTCTTCTTCCTATTGCGCTCACAAGCATCAAAGAACTCATTCTTCTGTTGGTTAGGCGTACCAATTTTAATCATGGTTGCATTGGTACTCGCACCCATAGGGTGTATACTCTTGCGAATCTTGTAGTTAGATATATCCTGAGTCTCTTCGCATATAATAAGATGATAGGTCTTACCCTCGATGTTAGCTTGTGGTCCTGCACTATTCGCATCGACAAAGCTGCCGTTGGGTAACCTAAGCACCTTACGGCCACCCTGTAGATCAATCCCAAGCTCTGGGTCTTTTAGCACCTGCATCATTGTCTCAGATTGCATACGATTCGCCATGCGACTATGCATGACACCTGCCAACTCATAGTTGGGTGCAAAGATACCAACCCAAAGACCTCGCTTGAACTTGTTAATCCTATCATCTTCTTTGATACCTGGAGTCTTCGCTAAGGTTGGCAAGATAACACTTAAGCCCACCACCACTACCGATACCGATTCGGTCTTACCACTCTGTCGAGCGAACAAAGCTGTAATCTCTTCTCCATCTTCCAAGATCACAGACTGACAGATACGTCTAGCAAACTCTTCTTGGTATGGGTAAAGCTGAATGCCAGTTGCC